GATGTAGAATCCGCAGCAGAAGAGGTTCTTTTGATTACTTTACAGGATTACAATACAAAACAAATCCGAACTTGGGGACTTGGACCTTATCAAAATAATCAAAAAAATGTTACTTACCGGCAATTTTCTTCCGAGTATGATCTGTTAAATGATTTTATTTGCTGGTGGATGATTGAGGAAAATACACCAGAGGTTATTACTGGATGGAATAGTATGTTTTACGATATTCCTTATTTGGTTCGTCGTCTCGAAAAAATACTTGGCGAAAAGTTAATGAAGCGTATTTCTCCGTGGGGAATAGTATCCGAAAAGGAGACATTTGTTTTGGGAAGAAATCAAATCTATTATAATATTGGTGGCATATCACAATTAGATTATTTGGATCTTTATAAAAAGTTTACCTATAAGGCACAGGAATCATATCGTCTGGATTATATTGCCGAAGTGGAACTCGGGCAGAAAAAACTGGACCACTCCGAGTTTGATACCTTTAAGGATTTTTATAGTGGAGAATTTAATGTTTCTTTGGATGAGGAAGTTGAACTTGGTTCATTACGTCATAAAGGAAAAATACGTTCTTTACTGGCAGATAAATTACAGGAGAATAAATAACCAACCTGTAGTATTTAATCTGGATTCTTTGGTTTGAGATTTTACTCTTTCTGGTATTTCTGGTACTATTATATTTTTAAATCTTCTTATACAATCTGCATTTAAATTGTGTTTTCTAACCATTTCATTTAAAGATACTTTATGAAAATATTTTCCATCGGGAGAATGGGCATCCCACCATTGCTTAGTACTATTAATTCTCATTTTTTCAACACTTTCTTCTTTATGAGAATTTCCCAACATCGGATGAGTTCCCCCATTCTTTAACCAATGACTATCTTTCATTTTTTGTTTAATTTCTTCTGATAGAGATTTTCCGTAATTGTGGTTAAGTTTTCCTTTAAGACCAAGTTTACTTCTATGTTCCTCTGTTAATGGTTTTCCTTTCTTTGCTTTACTCATTTTTTCTTTAGTTTGTATAGAGGGACTTTTACCATACATATGATGCTTTTCTCCTTTATGCTTAAGACTCATTTTTATTTTACTTTTTTTGGAATGTTTTTTTCCATAAAATGAATTATTTTTTCCACTTTGCAATTCTTTCATTTTTAACATATGTTCTTTTTTTATCAATTCTATATTTTTGCTGGAAATTTTAATCATATTTTTTCGACAATTCGGTCCCATTATGAAGCAAAATACAGAACTGACACTTTTGGCGTACATTTTATTATCATTTGATTTTTTACAAATTCTTACTAATAATAAATGGAGTATATAATGTTCTCTTCCTGTTACTTTTACTAAATTGTTTTTGCTATTGCTTCCCCCCATAAATTTTGGTATAATGTGGTGACGTTCAAAATAACCGACAGGTTCTTCAGATAATCTTTTTTCAATAATATTCCAATACCATTTTGTATATTTGCATTCGGGAAATATGAAACTTCCATTTAATTTTGATCCAGAAAATTCAGAACATTTAGATTGGGTAGAAACTAACATAGATAATATTGATGAAGAAACTCTTAAATCTATTTATAATATTGTAGACGTAGACATTAAAAACAAATCGTGGTCTAAATTTGTTTCTTATAACATAAAGGACGTAGAACTTGTTGACCGTTTGGAAGACAAGATGAAACTGATTGAACTTGCCCTTACGATGGCATATGATGGGAAGGTAAATTATGAGGATGTATTTTCACAAGTTCGTATGTGGGATACTATTATCTACAACTATTTGAAGAAGAGGGATATTGTTATCCCCCCAAAAGAAAAAACTGATAAGGATTCTAAGTATGCCGGTGCTTATGTAAAAGAACCTGTTCCCGGCATTTATAACTGGATTGTTTCTCTGGATCTTGATAGCATGTATCCACATTTAATTATGCAATACGGAATAAGTCCTGAAACCTTAGTTGAAAAAAAACATCCTACAATAACAGTTGAAAAGGTTCTTAATAAAGAGTTAGATTTTTCTGAATATAAAAATTATTCTATTTGTGCTAATGGATCTATGTATCGTAAAGATATAAATGGATTTATTCCAGAACTTATGAATAAAATGTATAACGAAAGAGTTATATTTAAGGAAAAAATGATTGAAGCAAAAAAAGAGTATGAAAAAAATCCAACAAAACAAATAGAGAAAGATATTTCTCGTTATAATAATATTCAAATGGCAAAGAAAATTTCTTTGAATTCTTGTTATGGAAGTTTGGGTACTCCATACTTTAGATATTATAAACTGGAAAATGCAGAGGCAATTACTCTTTCTGGTCAAGTTGCAATTCGGTGGATTGAAAATAAACTGAATAAGTATATGAATAAGATTTTAAAAACTGAGGATATTGATTTTGTTATTGCCTCAGATACTGATTCAGTAGTTTTAAATATGGGTCCTCTAGTTAAAAGTATATTTTCCGAAAAAGATCAAGATACACATAAGATTATAAATTTTTTGGATAAAGTATGTAAACTGGAACTTGAAAAATATATTGAAAAATCATATCAAGAACTTGCAGACTATACAAATGCCTGTGAACAAAAGATGCATATGAAGCGGGAGAATATTGCCGACCGTGGAATTTGGACTGCTAAGAAGCGTTACATTCTCAATGTCTGGGATAGTGAAGGAGTTAGATATTCTGAACCTAAATTGAAGATTATGGGTATTGAGGCAGTCAAGTCTTCAACTCCGGCACCTTGTCGCAAGATGATTAAGGATGGTCTGAAGATTATGATGAGTGGTACAGAAGAGCAAGTTATTGAGTACATTAATAATTGTCGAACTGAGTTTAAGAAACTTCCGCCAGAGCAAATTGCTTTTCCCAGAACAGCATCTGATATTCGTAAGTATAGTTCTCACTCAGGAATCTATACTAAGGGAACTCCAATTCATGTTCGTGGGTCTCTTTTGTTTAATCATTATATTAAGGAGAAGAACCTGACTAATAAATATTCACTTATTGGTAATGGTGAAAAGGTTAAATTTATCTATCTCAAAAAACCCAATATTATACAAGAGAATGTCATTTCCTTTATCTCCGAATTTCCAAAAGAACTAAGACTTGACAAATACATTGATTATGAATTACAATTTGAAAAGGCATTTATATCTCCACTTAAAGCAATTCTTGATGCCATTGGATGGAAAACAGAACATACAGCAAACCTTGATTCATTTTTTACCTAATGAACTTGCCGATTAACGAAAAAGAACTTGATACGATTATTAGTGCTATGAGATTAGGTGGAGATGTTACGCTCTACCAAAAACTCTGGCAATATAAAATGAATTATGACAACAAACAACAACAAAAGGAGGAATGAATTGTGGATTTTCTTAAAGATATTATAAAGGAGATAGGAGGAGAATATACTCAACTTGCATCAGAGATTGATGAAACTGAAACTTATGTGGACACGGGTTCATACATTTTTAATGCTCTTGTATCCGGCAGTATATATGGTGGTGTATCTGGTAATAAAATTACTGCTATCGCGGGTGAAACTTCTACGGGAAAAACTTTCTTCAGTCTCGCTGTTGTTAAGAACTTTCTTGATACTCATCCTGATGGGTATTGTCTATACTTTGATACTGAATCCGCAATTACTAAATCACTATTAGAGTCTCGTGGGATTGATACAAATCGTTTGGTGGTTGTTAATGTAGTCACGGTTGAGGAGTTTCGTACCAAGACACTTAAGGCAGTTGATATTTACCTTAAGAAAAAAGAGGAAGAAAGAAAACCTTGTATCTTTGTGTTGGACTCCTTGGGAATGCTTTCTACAAATAAAGAGATTAATGATGCTCTTGCGGAGAAAGATACTCGTGATATGACGAAGGCACAACTGATTAAAGGTGCCTTCCGTATGCTGACTCTCAAACTGGGGCAGGCAAAAATTCCTATGCTGGTCACAAATCACACCTATGATAGTATGTCTCTTTATGGTGGAAAACAAATGTCAGGTGGTTCAGGATTACAATATGCTGCTTCTACAATCATCTATCTTTCCAAATCAAAAGAAAAAGACGGAACAGAAATAATTGGAAATATCATTCGTGCTAAAACTCAAAAGTCTCGTTTAAGTAAAGAAAATCAAGAGGTTCAAATTCGGTTGTTCTATGATGAACGAGGTCTTGATCGTTATTATGGTCTTCTTGAACTTGGTGAATTGGGTGGAATGTGGAAGAATGTTGCCGGACGATATGAAATTGATGGTAAGAAACTTTATGCCAAAGACATCCTGAAAAATATTGAAAAATATTTTCCACCAGAAGTAATGGAAAAACTTGATGTAATCGCCAAGGGTAATTTCAGTTATGGAGTATGAAAAATATTCGCATTATAAAAACTAATGTAAATGTCTCTAAAATATTAGAACAACTTAAGGAACATCCAGAA